AAGGCTGTGCCATCAAATACATCTGCCGTGCTGGATACAAAATCAGCAAGGTTTCTGATTTAGAAAAAGCAATCAACTATTTACAGAATGAACTTGACAACACCTTACTCTACTCGCCAGACATTGATGGACCAGGCGGAGGAATTCCGCGCAGCCTACAATCTTACGACGAATGGGAATCAGAGGCTGACTCAAAAAGCTTTAATTGATGAAGAGTGGAGTGAGTTCCACGAAGCATTTTATTTTGAAGATGAGTGTGACCAACTTAAGGAGTTAGCTGACCTTGTTTATGTCTGCTTTCAAATGGCTGCTTCCCAAGACTGGGATCTAGACGAAGCCATGCGACGTGTACATAAATCAAACATGTCCAAGCTAGGAGAAGATGGCAAACCTATTTACCGAGCAGACGGAAAGGTCTTAAAAGGACCAAATTATGCACCACCAAACCTAAAAGATTTAACAGACAAATGACGAATTTAATCTCCCGCACAGGCCGGGTACAATCTTGGATTGATGACCCAACAGGACGGCTTCCTGTCAGCTGCACAGTGTTTGTAGTTGAAAATGAGATGGAAGGTAGTAATGGAATTGAGGCCAGCTGGCGCTTCGCTAGTCACGCCCTCAGATATGGGGCAGGTTGTGCTATTCACCTAGACAATCTTGACCCGAAAGGTTATGTGCGGGAGTCAGGTGTAGTTGCATCTGGCCCTGTAAGTTTCGGTAAAATTTATAGCACCTTAAATGAAATACTACGTAGAGGTGGTCATTACAAAAACGGTGCAATTGTTTTACATATTTCCCTTAATAATGCCGATGCTCTTGAGTTCATTACTACTCCTAGATCCGAACTTCCTTGGGTCAAGCGATGCATCAACATCACTGAAGAGTGGTGGCAGGATTGTACGTTCAAGGAAGAGCTACTACACGGAATCAAGTCCGGTGACATCTGGTTAAACAAAGTTAAGTATGACAATGAAGGAAACAGAATCAGGGGCAACGTTTGCCTTGAAGTGTACCTGCCCAGCCGAGGCACCTGTCTTTTGCAGCACATCAATCTCGGTGCCTGTGAATTTGACGACATTCCACGAGCTTTCTTTGAAGGGATGCAGGAACTGTGTGCCTTACATGGCAGAACTGGCGTTGGCGATTCAGGAGAATATCTCCCCAGTGAAACAGATCGACAGGTCGGCCTCGGAATGTTGGGACTTGCCAACCTCTTACGAAGGTACGGAGTAACTTACGAGCAATTCGGTGAAGCGCTTGATCAATATAATCGCTTCAGAAGTAAACCATTTCACTCAGCTGCTTATGAACTTGTCTCTCAAATTGCTTCAGGAATTAACCAAGCAGCCGCAGTCGCTCGCAACTCTAATATGGTTCGAGCCTTTGCTATCGCTCCAACCGCCAGTTGCAGTTATAGAAGCGTGGATCTGGATGGCTATACTTGCACACCAGAAATCGCTCCACCTATCTCACAGACAGTCGATCGCGACTCAGGTACTTTCGGAGTACAAACTTATAACTACGGTGACGTAGAGATTGCATCAGAAGTAGGATGGGAAAATTATAAAAGAGTTGCGGATGGCATCATGACGATGCTTGATCGCACAGGACTTCTTCATGGTTATAGCTTCAACTCTTGGAGTGATGCAGTGACCTACGACAATGCGTTCGTGGAAGAGTGGCTTAGGTCTCCGCAAACCTCTCTCTATTACAGCTTACAAGTAATGGGAGACACTCAAGATAAGACTGATGCATATGCTGCACTAGATGCAGAAGATGTTGACAAGTATCTAGAGGAACTATTTAACAATGAAGAACTTACATGTGATTGCCAAGAATGAGACAAGACCCTTATCAGAAACTACTAAACAGAAAAAGGAAATGGACACCAGTCCAGACAACTGCCGGATCATGCAAGGCAGGGGCGGAAGTAGCGGTACTCCGTGCGCTTGCGTTGCGACATATGGAACTACCTGTGGGAGATTTTATCCGTGATGCATTGGCTACCGACGTACCAGCACTATCGCGGGAGCTATTGGAATCCAATGTCAAGGATGAAGAAAACCACGACCTGGCACTTGGTTACATTGCCAATGCTTACGGGGTTGATGAAAAAGCTGAATCGGAAGCTCTCCGGCTCAGGGAAGCTTGGACTACGCATCCGGATCATACGATTCTCAAAGCAATGGTTGCCGAGCGTGCAATTTTCTTCGTTCTTTTACCATTCTTTCGCGCTAATGGTGACGCTGGAATGCGCACAGTAAGCGCTGATATTAGCAGAGATGAACAAATCCACGTTGCTGCCAATAGCCTTGTTTGTCGGGAGCTGGGGCTTACTATCAGCCCTTCTCTTGATAAACTCCGCAAGGCAACTATCAATTGGGTAATGCAACCACTAGGTAGCAATGCCGATAAATATTTAGACAAAAAATTTTGGCTAGATTCAAGCGATCGTTTGATGTATGAAGGCAAAGCTCCTGAGCTTTCTTTCACCAAGTCAGCAAGAATGCCTGCCTTCTTTGAACATTCAAATGTCAACCTTCCTCAATACGCTTGAACCTATTTATGGTCCAGAGCTGAACACCATCCTTGAAGAGATGGACGATATTTTTCCACCCGTTACTCCTACACCAGACTGGACCGCAAGTCAGATCATGTATAGATCTGGACAACGTGCAGTCGTGGAGTGGTTAATCCAAAGGATAGAAAACTAATGTGCCTCAACAACAATCCAAAACCACCTAAAGTCCAAAACATTACAGCACCTCCTCCTGTACAACCTCTACAGATTGCCAAGACATCACGGGTACAACCTACAGAAGTCAGGAAGGAAGAAACAAAACCAGTTGTTTACGGCTCTAAGAGTACACGTACACCAACTAAAAATAAAACCGATGCTGCTTCTTTACTTGTACCTTTAAATGATACAGGCAATAAGGCTGGGGGGTTAAACATCTAATGTCAACTGCTCGTGAAAGGTACAGTAAACTAAGTAGTGACCGACATCAGTTCCTTGATTCAGCTATTGAATGTTCGGAACTGACACTGCCTTATTTAATTAGACAAGACAACGAAGGTCATAATCACAAACGCCTGCAGACACCGTGGCAATCAGTTGGTAGTAAAGCTGTTGTAACTTTAGCTGCCAAGCTAATGCTTGCTCTGCTACCTCCACAAACTACGTTTTTTAAACTACAAGTTAAAGAAGATAAGCTGGGAGAAGACATCACAGCAGAGATAAAAAGTGAGCTAGACCTTTCTTTTTCAAAGATGGAACGCACCATCATGGAAGCTATTGCAGCTACCAATGATCGGGTTGTTGTTCACCAAGCATTGAAGCATCTGATTGTAGGTGGCAATGCGTTGATCTTTATGGGTAAGGAAGGGCTTAAGCACTATCCACTTAATCGTTATGTTGTAAGTCGTGATGGTAACGGTAACGTCATAGAGATTGTCACCAAAGAAAGCATTGACAAAAAGATGTTGGAGAATGAGATCAAAGAATCTCACCCTAACAATGTTTCTGAAGACGGTTCAGGTCATGACGATGAAGTAGACATCTACACCCATGTCAAGTACGACAACGGTCGTTGGCATTGGCATCAAGAATGCTACGACAAGACGATGGCAGGTACTAAGAGTTCTGCACCTAAGAATGCAACACCTTGGCTTTGCCTTCGTTTCAATACTGTTGATGGGGAAGACTACGGTCGCGGCAGAGTTGAAGAATTTCTAGGAGATCTAAGATCATTAGAAGCACTCAGCCAAGCACTGGTTGAAGGCTCTGCAGCGGCTGCCAAGATTGTATTCCTTGTCAGCCCTTCATCCACAACTAAGCCACAGACACTAGCTAACGCTGGTAACGGTGCAATCGTACAAGGCAGACCTGATGATGTCAGTGTTATTACTACTGGTGGTAAGACAGCTGACTTCGCTACAGCTGCGCAACTTGCTCAACAATTAGAGCGGAGAATTGGAGAGGCGTTCTTACAACTGAATATCCGTCAGTCTGAGCGCACAACTGCAGAAGAGGTACGCCTCACGCAACTCGAATTGGAACAGCAACTTGGCGGATTATTCAGCCTATTAACTGTTGAGTTCCTTGTACCTTATCTCAACAGGACAATGATGGTCTTGCAACGTAATGGTCAGCTACCAAAGATCCCTAAAGATTATGTGAGTCCCACCATCGTTGCAGGTGTTAACGCCCTGGGCCGTGGTCAAGACCGTGAAAGCCTGACTACATTCATCACAACAATTGCACAGACATTAGGTCCAGAAGCTTTGATGAAATACATCGAACCTTCAGAAGCAATTAAACGTTTAGCTGCAGCGCAAGGCATTGATTATCTAAACCTTGTGAAGCCAGCAGACAAGATCCAACAGGAAGAGCAGATGCAACAACAGATGGCACAACAACAATCTCTCGTAGATCAAGCTGGTCAGCTGGCAAGTGCTCCAATGATGGACCCTTCAAAACAACCTCAAGAAGAACAACAATTAGAAAATGGCTGAAACTCTTACATACGATCCCACCCCAGCTGATGCACCTGAACTAAATGCAGACGAACAGGACTCGTTAGCTGTCGGTGAAGAGATGCAGGAAGCACAGGATCAACTCCTGGCTGGTAAATATAAGAATGCACAAGATCTTGAAAGTGCATATTTAGAACTACAAAAGAAACTAGGTTCTGAAGATACTGAACCTGAAACCACTAGGCTAGAAGAACCTGAAGCAGAAGAAGCAACTACTGTTTCGTTCCTGAATAATGCATCTGCAGAATATTCAGAGAATGGTGAGCTATCAGCAGAGACTATGAGTAAGTTGACAGAAATGTCAAGTGAAGATTTAGTCAAAGCTTACATTGAAAACCAAGGTAGTCAGGAAGGTGCAACACTTACAGATGCACAAGTTAGTTCCATCAAATCAAAAGCAGGTGGTGACGAACAATACGAAACTATCGTGACTTGGGCTAGTGAGAATCTAGAAGCATCTTCCATTGAAGGCTTCGACACTTTGATTGAAACTGGTAACACAAAAGCAATTGAGTTTGCTGTCGCTGGTCTTAAGGCAATGTACGAAGCACAGAATGGAAGTGAAGGAAAGATGGTTACTGGCAAAGCACCACGTACTGACGGCGAGACATTTAAAAGTCAAGCAGAAGTAGTAGCAGCTATGGCGGACCCACGGTATGACCGTGACCCTGCATACAGAGACGAAATTGTAAACAAACTAGAACGTTCTAACATCAATTTTTAAAATGCATAACGGTAAGCCTCACGGCAAAGGTACAAAGAAGAAGCCTAAGGGCACAACAAAAAAAGGTTATTAAATCAAAACTATTCACCCCTAATATTATTATGAAAAAATTTATCGCAATCCTATCAGCCGCTGCATTGGGAACTCCCGCACTGGCTGGCCCGTACGCCAACATTGAAAACAACGCTGGGTTTACTGGCTCTAACTTCAATGGACATGTGACTGACTTCCACCTGGGATATGAAAGTGGTAATGATGTCGGCTCATATTATATTCAAGCTGGTCCATCTATTTTTGCACCTGACAATGGTGTTGAAGAGACAAAACTTACAGGCAAAGTCGGTGGCTCAATCCAAGCTACAGAACGTGTGTCTGTATATGGTGAGCTGTCTGCAAGCTTTGACGACGTTAATAACTACGGCACAAAGGTCGGAGTTAAGTACAGCTTCTGATGAACGACACACAAATCTGGCCACAAGAACCACGTATGGAAGTTATGCAAGTAGATCAAGGTAAACATGCAGAGCGATTGAACGGGCGTCTAGCGATGCTCGGTGTGATTGCAGCACTAGGTGCTTACGCACTGACTGGACAATTGATTCCTGGTATCTGGTAATGACAAAAAAGAAACCATCAAAGAAAATTAAAGGTGCAGATGGTAAAGCTTGCTGGAAAGGGTACTCCTATGCGGGTACTAAAAACGGCAAAGACAAATGTGTAAAATCAAAATAGCTAAATAGATATAATGGGAGGTGCAATTCCTCCCCTAGCTCTAGACTGCCAAGTCTTTAAATTGGTCTTACTTAATCGCTTCATTGGCGATGCTTAATCGCTTCATAAACATGCACTATTATTTAAATGGCTACGTCT